ATTTAATAAGATTTTCATAGCCCAGTTCAAAGTGCAGGGTATCGGCCACCTGTAGACCAATAGAATTGATCTCTACCAGGACAAATGCGTCGTTATATTTCCGTGCCCAAGTCAAGATTACTGTAGGATAGACATAGGGAATGATCTTATTGTTCCTATATTTGGCCACCTGGACGTATGGAATTTGGGTGACATCGAAGATCGAGAAGGTGGAATAATCGAGCCCCTGGCCTTCTGCCACGTCCACACATATTGTATAGACCCTATCCTTCTGTGGTTCTTCCCAGATATCAACAGAATCCTCATGTCTGATTGGTTCCTTACAGGAAGCCAGCAATATTCTGAGCTTGGCCGGGTGTATTAACGTGTTAGTACTACCCAAAAACTCGCACTCAAATTCTTGTCTGAATTGTTCCTCAGAGGTATTCCTTATTGTTTCTTCTTTCCATTCAGGGGTTCTTCCCGGGACCATCGACCAATGAATTTCGGTAGGAATGTAATGACTCTTTTTCTCTATGGAATCCATCCACATCTTATAAAACAGATTGAGACCATTGGGTGTGGACACAATAATAACCTTGGTACTCACACCAGAGCTAATTGTGGGGTATGTGGATGAGAAGAATGCCTCGGCTATATGATTGGGAACGAAGGCGAACTCATCGAGGAAAATACAGTTGAATGACTGGCCACGAACAGAACTGCCTGATGTGGAATCTGCTCTGGCCTTGGAACCATTGGCTAGTTCGATGTACCCCTTGTTCCAGACAATGACGCCCATCTTGAGAAAGAATGGAAGATATTCATATGCCAGTTGAAGTCTTCCAAGAAGTTCACGGGCCGTGGCTGATTTATTGGCAAGGATAGCAACATTCACATTTTCATTGAAAATGATGTAGTGCAGCAAAAAAGCTATAGCTGTTGTTGACTTTCCCACTTGTCTCGGTAGTTTGCAGATATTGAACCGATTATTATGGAAATTCAGAAGCATTTCCTGCTGGAAGTCCCACATATCGAAGTTCATCAGGCCCTTATCGACATTCACAATCCTCATGTATGTGGTGGCGAAATATACCGGGTCCTTAGAACATTTGATAAATTCTTCTTGTTCTTCTTTGGTGAAGTAATGAACATAATCAGCTTTAGGTAAATTTGGGTTGTTTGAAAAGCCAGCCATCTAGTTTGGTTGTTCCCATACTAGTTCTACATCTCGCCATTCTGATAAAGGCTCACCGGAATCGGTATTAGATACCCATAATTGTTGAAGACGAGGATTAGTCAGTTTGTATGAATTATCATATCGTCTTATATGATATGTGGGTTCCCATTTGAGAGTATTATCGGGGTCTATGATAGTCATCTATTCTTCTTAATTTCTCTCAGAAGATCAGCCGGTGACCCGATAAAGACGGCCTTATCGACCTTAATACCGGCCTTATTGGTATCTAGGAATTGAATTTGTTTCTTGGTCTTTTGTATATTATAGAAATCGTTGGTAGTTTCTGACATGGTTTTGATGAAGGTGGCAATCACCTCATAGGCCCGGGGTATCTCTGTGTTCTGGGCGATCTGGACAAGCTGGACCAGCGATTTGTTTCCGGTTTCGATCAGGTCGCGATAGGTTTTCCGGGCTAGTTCATAGTCGGCTTCGAGGTCGGTTTCTGAATTAGATTGAAGAATAACCATATCTTTTGATGGTTCGCCTTCTGGTGGGACAACTTCTTTTATTGGTTCAATGTCTAGAATATCATCAAGTTTTGACATTCTTAGATTCCTGTACGCCAAACTTCTTTTGTCTCATCATGGGTGTCATGAGATCGGTCGAATCGATGGCCGATTGATGAAATTGTTTCGTTCTCATATGATACATTCCATCTCGGTGACTATACCCAGAGAGATTGTGTCTGTTCTTGATGTCTTCGTGGGTATCACCAACCTTACCTATATAGACCTTTCTGGGGGCTTTATCCTTTTCGCTTCCTGGTAGATATTGAGTACCATCTTGTATGGCCGGTCTCAGATGTTTCTTATCTTTCCATAGCTCATGGTCGTTCTCACTCCAGTTGGCCTTGACCAGATCATAGAAGGTTTTGTTCTCGGTTTCTTTGAGGTACTGCTTGAATGTCTTCATAATTTAATTAAACCCGGCACCATGATTTTTACCGCGACACGAACATTCACAATTCTTTCCTTTAGCATTCCTACAACGAGCATCACACTTATGTAATGAAGGATTGCATTTGAAATCGATTTTGCGTGTAATTGGAATAATTTGTCCAGTAACAGGATGCTTACCGACAATTTTTTGAAAGCTATCGTAACTAACCCCCTTTACATTTGGGAACAACTCTGCAAATTTTGATTTAGTCATAAGATCATAGTGAGCAACCTCAACGGTTTCGCCTTGAAAATCTGAAAACCATTTTGCTTTAGTAGCCTCTGAGAAAAATTGCTTGAAACCTTTCATCTTCTACTCTCCTATATTCGGAAATTCGGTTATAGTGGTAGAGTAGCCGAAATCATCGTCTGGTTCTGCATCGATTGGGTCTGGCTCAATTACTATTTTTGCAAGTTTAAGTGGTGTGGCATCGAATGAGGCAATTCTATAGCTGGCATTGGTCGAGACGGCCTTGACAATCTTACCCACCTCAAACTGTCCCTGAGCCCCGCCTATCGATAATTTCGCGGTCCCGGCATTCCAGCCCAACACTGTGCCAAACGCACTGGCAGTCGTGTAATTGTTTCCCTGGAACACTGTATCGTCGATTGCAAAGGAACCATTGTTCCCGTTATCGGTATTAATGCGTACAACATATCCGGCTTGTAGTTTTGGATCGTTATAGATGTTGACTATTGATTTTCGAATGATTTTAGGCGTCGAGACCGGACCAAAATAGTAGGTTCTGGCCGTAAAATTTAAACTCCACATGACAGTCCTTATGCTGTCGTAGTTTCCCTCGAATTGAACAGAATTAGATATGCTATCGAGTATGAAGGGAACGTCCTTAGTAAACCCCACCTGGGGAACAAATGTCGCTGTTACGGTATAATCTGGATTGAAATAAGGAAGAATCTGTTCGATGATCTGATTACCATCATCGATATTCCTGGCATAGAGAGTCAATTCAAAATTCAGGTTATATGGCGTTCCCATATACTGGGCAGCGATATTGGTTGCGGTATTAGCCCTTCCTGATCTCAGAAGTTGTTGCTGATTTCTTTTACTGTCGTGCGTTATGCTGGTTATCTCAAACGACATTCTGGGCAATGAGACCTGGGTTTCTCTCTGTAGGTCTGGGTCGGCAAGTCTCTGTATCCATTTTTCCTTGGGACCATATTCAATAGGAACTTTGATACGTTCCAACTCTTCGCCCGTGTCAGTATTATATTTTAACAGGGCAATATTATTGAAAAAATTGCCGAATAGAATGACCATCTTTCGTGTTGTATAGTGGTAAAAATGTTGATTCGATAACATTAATCGTTCCAGCCCCTAAAGGCATTGATGAAGTACATACTAACGAAAACCACAGCAACGACTATAATAAACATCTCTAATATTGTCATTATGGGCTTCCAATGGGGTTATGTTCGCTGGTATCGATAAAGATATCAGCTTCCGTTTGTATGAGTCGATTATCATAAATATCAAAGTCGGTAACGTCCTTTATGGTGTCGGTAGTGGTTACAGTAAATCTGGCATTGGACTGAGAGCCAATGAGAACGGTATTAGAGTTGAACTCGCCCTTTATATTATGTAGGTAAATCTTGCTAGTATCGGGCAGCCAATTAGATATCGTACCAGAGGCCAGAGCATAGGCCAGATTAGCCCCTTGATAGACCACCTCACCGATGCGATAGCTGATAGCATTGCCGCCAGTAACATTCAGTTCTATAGTATAGGACACATCTGACTCCACATTGTCGATTTCTGATATTCCTGTATCGATATTCTCATTAGAGAACCGGAAGCGTTCACATCTTAATTCATAGAGATAGGGGTCGCGTTTGCCGATAGAGAAGAATAACATTTCTTCTTCAACGAACTTTATCTCGACCAGCATGTTCTGAAGGGGTATCCACAAAAGATCGCCTTCTTGTGGTCTTGATCTTAGTCCTGACGGAACTCTTCTAGTAAAATGTCTAGAGGCGATGACAAGGCTAGTTGTATCACGAATTTCGAGACCAAATTTGGAAAAGAACTCGCCGTCTCCATCATAGCCCTCGATGTTGGCGAGATAAGTATCGAGAGGATACGCCTTAGAGAATTTGGACTGGACGTTTTCACCAAATAGGAAATCGTGTTCGTTAAAACTTTCTCGTGGAAGATAAAAACACGAGTGACCCATAATATGTATGGACTCATTCACAAGGTCTTCGAGTAACCTGTTCTCTGATGTAGCTGCGGGCGAAAAATTATTGAAATAGTGGCTCGTCACGTCACTGCCTCCATTTTTCTTTTGGCCCACCATTGTCTAACAGATTCACTAGTCTTTCTTTTCGTCTCTTCTGTATGGACAAATCCTGTTTTCATCTCTTTTTGTTTCAATCTAAATTCGGTGGTCTTACAATAAGACCGATCCATGGTCTTGAGTGCTAGTATATGACTTTCAGAATTTTTACTATTTTTTCGCCCTTCGTGCAATTTTCTGGCATGTTCTGGTGTAATCTTTCTACCATTACTTCTTCTTTTCTCTGAAATTCGTTTTCTCTGCTCTTCTGACCATTTTCGGCCAATATTAGATTCTGATATTTTTTTCTTGGTGTCCTCACTACAGATATGTCCAACTGTTCCATCGCCACCCTTGGTGCAATTATAGCCATTGCGATATGTGTCGTGCTGTTCTATGAGTGAAATCTCGTCTTCTGTCGTCGCATCTTCCTTTAATATGGTCCATTCGAAGTTGTCCCAGCCATACTTTCTGATGGCACGATGGAAATGATATCCTCTTTTCTTATTATCAGAATCTCTTCTATGTTCGATCTGCCTCTCTTCAAAGTTAGAAGCGAACCCGATATAACTCTTT